TATCATAATTTACCAATAACCAAATGGGCACTGTGCATCTTCTACTCGCGTCTTTGCAGGCAGGAAGCAGCCGCACTCGTTGCAGCTATTGAGCTTCTTGTTCTTATGTTGGCACAAGTTGCATATCGCAGTGCGAGGCTTACTCCTTGCCCTTGCATCTCTGTTGCTGGTAACATAGTACCACCAACCTTCAATGATTGCCATTATCCTGCTCATGATATCAATGCCGCTGAGAATGATAAACACTTGTAGATATCGCCATCGACTGTGATGTCTTGCTGCACTTGCTCGCTTGCCGTTAATGTTACCCATACCGTATAACCTTGCATCGGGTCAAGGCTCAGCCCTTCAATAGTTATTATTCCATCTTCATCGCTATCCGCTTCAATCATCATTATGTTACCAGTAGCGTTGTGCTGCACCCAAACGAAGAACGCGGTGTCGGCTTCAACAGCTCCGAAGGTGAAAGTACCTAAGCAAGCATCGATATAGTTGCCTGCATTGTAACAAGGTGTGCATACGCTCATAAGTATCTTTTTAGTATTGCATTGACAAAGTAACGAAAACAATCTAAGAAATCTGCACGCTCACTTAATATTTTTCTATTGCTCTTGATGATGCTGCCATTGCTATCGCACTGCACTTGCTTCGCATCGAACACAAAGCCCTTGCACTTTACTGAGTTAGCTCTGATGTCGAGCTTCCTGAGCGCAGCATTGCAATCGATGCGGCTGTTGTAGTGGGTCGGGTTGGCAGGAATGATAATCTGTGAATCGCTCAGGTGCAATCTTCTTTTGATTTGCGTGTATGCGCTTGAGTTGTCGCGCTGCTGCACTGTGCCGCCTTTACCCATCGCATCGCCAGTAATGCGCAGCAAGCCCATAGGTATGCCCATCCGCTCGATGTAATCGCAGAACGCATCAACGCTGCCTTTGTCAATCTTTATCTCATCTACCACCACGCAGCCTCTCGGCAGTTGCTGAATCACCAATGCGCAGAGTGGGTTGATGTTGAAATCGATTGATATTGGACTGGAGGTAACTCGCGCAAGCTCTCAAGGTATTCGGCAGGAATGTGAGGGTTATCCGTTATCTTACTCGGTATGTAGCTCCATCGCTCAGGGAGGCTGCCATCGCGGTATCTATCGTATATAACCGACTTAACCCAGTTGTTCGCAGGGTTGCAAGTTGCTAAGCAAACAATCGGAGGTTTGCCGTGAGCCTTGTTCCAGGATCCTATTCTCTCCTGCACCTTGTAGAAGGTCGGCTCTTGCAGCTCGTTAACCTCATCAAGCCCTGCGCCGTTTACTTCAAGCCCACGAAAGCGGTTGAGGTCTTTGTCCTCATCGAATGATTCCGCCATAAAGATAAGCTCGCTGCCGTTGTTGAATGTTACAACGTTAGTATCTCTGTTCCAACTTCTGATGTGCGCATTAAGCCCATCGCCAAGCAATCCAGTGAATGAAGGGAACGTGGTGCGCTTAAGGTCGGGCAGCGACTTGCGAATAATTACCCACCTTGAGCCGCCATAAGCTAAAGCCAAGTGAGTAAGTGTAAGTAATAGCCAGTAGGTTTTCCCACCTCGTTAATCTTTCCCCCTTACATTTCTGCAAGGGGAGACCATCGTATAGCACCCCCGAAAACAATTACTCGCTTGCTTCCGTCGGTTGCCATATCAAAGGCAGTTGTTTGTGTTTTAGTTAGTGTGAAGCTCATTGCTCTGACTTGCCCTCTATTGTTCTAATAATAACCAATGGGTCGCTGCTTGTGATGTTCGTCTCTTGCGTCTGCTTCGGCTTTCCGTAACCTCTATCAAGTAGCATCTCCGCCGCTTTGATGTCTCCCTTCAATGCCTTAGCTTCAATCGCCTTAAGGATGCGCTCCGCAGTGGTTAGCCCGTTCTTCTCATCGCCAAGTATATCAGCCATTAGCTTGCTCAGCTCAGGTAGCTTCTTGGGGCGACCATTAGGATTTAATGTCTCTCCCTTCTTCATTTTCCTGCCGTCATGTGGGAATGCCATATCGTCTGTATTTTGTCTGTTTTATTTTGCTCGCTTTCTGCTCTTAGCAGCCTCTGCTTCTGCAATCGCCACCGCCTGCGCAGCAGGATAACCTTCGCTTATTAGCTTGCGAATGTTCATTGCGATAATTGCTTGGCTGTTTCCTTGAAATAGTGGCATAGCTAAGTTACTTTTTATTATACAAAGTTATGTTTTTTGCAATATCAATCTGCTCTTGTGTGAGCTTCAATCTTACAACCTTGTTATACATTATCACATCAGCGGTAAGGTAGCCCTTATCATCGTGCCTAAGCGAGCCAATCAAGTATTCATTGGGCACTTCAACTTGTATGTCCTGCGATGCTTCCATAATGCGCTGCATCCTTTCCAATCCAAATCTTACAAGGGTGTCCTGCGCTGTACCAGTCGGAGTAAGGTAGCCTACGAAGTGCTCATCTTCAATTACGAAGTAGCCGCTGCGCCATCTATTTTTTTGCATTGACTCTGTATTGAAGTAAGTATTGCTTAATCATCTCTCTAACTTCCTCTTTACGGCTTGCAGGAATCCTCACAGTTAAGTTGCAGGTTGCCTCGCCGTATGCAAATGGCGGTCCTGCACCTTCGCGCACACCGCCTCTACGTTCTATCTTTGTTGCTTCCATCGAATGCAAAGGTAGTTAAATAATTTGATTGTGCAATATCACTGCAAGAAATTCTGCTTCACTTCTTACAATGTGGTATTCGTGACCAAGCGAAAGGCAAAGTGCCTGGAACTTTATTTGCTCAGGTGACTGCCTCCCAGTTTCGGTCTTCCATTCAATCCAACAAGTCTTGCCTTCGGGTTTTAAAAAGCACATATCGGCTACGCCTGCTACAACACCCATTGCCCTATTCATTGCTCCCTTGATGCCGTTTTGGCTGTTGTTGTTGATTGCAAAGACGCGACCACGTAGGTCGGGGCGGCTGTTCCATAGGTTCTGGAATGCCTTAGATTGGATGGTTGCTTCGCTCATATTTGTTGCAGCTTGCTTTGAGGGTGCAACAAAAAAAAAGGGGTACGACACACCTCAACGCTTACAGCATCTAAGGAAGTAGCGATTTGTTGCAGCTTGTGCCTAAAAAAAAGGTAATTACTACTATATGTGTGTGTGTGTGTGCGCATAATGTGTGTGTGTATATATATCTCTGTTATTATTAGATTATTAAGATGTAGCTGCAACAAATCGCTGAATGGCTTGGTATCATTGGGCAAAACTGTTGCAGCTTTAAAATTAGTAAGCTGCAACAAGCTGCAACAAATTAAAGGCTGTTGAGCTTGTTAACATAGTACATCATAACAATAGAATGTCCTCTGCGCTTGCGGTCTTTGGCATATCCGAGCGCAGTAAGGATTGAACCAATACGCTGAGTGTTGAGGTAATTTATTTTAGTATCTACCATAAGGTACTGCGCAATTTCAGTAAGCGACATCCACTCGCCGAAAGCAGTTGTTGCAATTTCGAGCTTCTTATGGATAAGGTCTTCTTCAGGTGTTGAAAGTTTAAAGGTCTCGGTTGATTGGTTTAAAAGCTCGATATCTTCTTTTAAGATGGTGTACTCAGCTCCTTTGCAGAACATCGCGTATAACTCACGCCAAAGGGCAGCCTTATCGCATTTATTGTAGAACTCATGGTTTATATTCCTGATGTGTATTGGTATCTGCCTGCGGTTGCCCGTAGGGTCTGATAGTATCTGCATCTCGTTTGATGTACCGCAGAATACTGAAAGCCTACGAAGGTCTGTTGATACCCTTCCGTATGGTTCGCGCACGTTGATAAACTCTTTCGAGGTTAGTTCCTTGAGCCTCTTCTCCTCTTTCTTTGACTTGCCGCCGTACTCATCATCGAGTATAAGTAGCTTCTTGGTCATAAGTATCTCATCGTCTTTTCCTGCATCCATTTTGGACTCTGCAAATAGGAAGCGCAGCTCTTTAGGCAATAGATACCTAAACCAATGGGTCTTTCCAGTGCCCTGCTTTTCACCGCAGAATATTAGCACCAATGGCGAGTGAAATCCGTAAGCAGATGCGACAACGGATATAAGCCAAATAAGAATAAACTTATCAGCATTGGGTGTATCAGAGTCAACACTTGAAAGAAGCAGGGCGATGTTTGGGCAGTCATCTCCTATGTGCAGGTCTTGCTCAAAAAATTCGTGTAGTGGGTTGTAGGTCTCGATTCTGTTGGAGAATAGAATTGAGGTGATTAAGTCTTTGGAAGATTCTTTGAATACTGCCTTTGAGTCTAAGAAGATTGAGTTTATGTCGCTATCATCAATCGGCTTGTTGTTAAGCTCCACGTTTCGGGTGATTACATTCTTGCGAAGTGGGAATGTCTTAACAAATACAGTGATATCAGCACTTACGTTTTCGGATTTGTACTTGATATCCTTGCTTACTATCTGATTTACTATCTCAGTTGACTCCTCATGGGAAATGCCGCCATGCTTTTCGAGTGTTTCGATGATAGCTTCGGGAGCGACTCCTGCGGCACGCTGCGAAGTAGCAGAGCGCATTATCTCTTTTGTCTGATTAGAATAGGCATCAATGCCATTCTGCTTAGCGTAGTAGTATATTGTTGCAATTGTTGACTTCTTGCCTTTTGATTCAGAGTGATTCTTAAGGCAAGCAGTGTACTGCCTATCGCAATCATCGGAGTTGTACTTTGAGGAGTGCGAAGATAAAGTATGGAAATGGTCGCGCCCTTGCTCGCCGAACTCTGATACAAGCGCATACGCTATTGAAATCCAATCGGAGTAATCTTCGCATAG